CCTGAATCAAGCGGTTCCGATTTATTGCGGTGTAGCTCAGCCCGGCAGAGCAAGAGGCTCATAACCTCCACGTCATGGGTTCAAATCCCATCTCCGCATCCAAACGTTGTACGTAGGTCAATTGCAGAGTGTGACCTCCGGATCGTAACCGGTTCCCTTACGGGTGGTAAAAAGCAATCATCAGGGTGTAGCCTCGTAACTTGGTAGCGACCGTGCCTTGGAAGCATGTGCTTAACAGCCTTGTAGGTTCAAATCCTACCACCTTGACCAATTCAATGCTTCGTTAGCTCAAGTAGCAGAGCGGATGCCTGATTAGCGTCTGATTGCCGTGCAAGTCGGTGACGAAGTACCAATTTGTTTAAACGAAAAGGAAATCGTTTGGCTATTACCCAGCCGGATCTGTTCGAGGATGCTCCGAAGACTAACGGAGACGGAACTATTATCGTAGATGATGGCAAAGCGCCGCTTCCTCCACCAGAAACTCCCGACTACCCGGTAATTAAGTAATTCATTGCCTTTGAAGCCCTAGATAGCGAGGGTCCCGCCTTGTAAGCGGGGGAGGACCGTGCAAGTCGTGTCCTGAGGCACCAATTCATGGAAGGTTAAACGAGGAGGACTCGTTGCTGCCTGCTAAGCATGCAGTATCCTTCGGGGTATGTGATTCGAGTTCACAACCTTCCGCCAATTTGAAAAATAAGCAAAGGATTGCTTTACGTGACATGGTATACTGAGGGTGTTAAGTCCACTCCGTCTTCTGGTACAGTACTAGCTGATACAGGAGAGATGGAGGAAGGTAGTAGATCCGTAGCGTTTTGGGTTAGTGCGAATGTCCTTGCGACAGTTCGACTTGAAGTAAGAAATGCTGCGAATAACGCAAATGTGATCGCCCAGACTTTTCACCTATCGGCGGTTAGCCCTGTGGCAACTCCAGAGTTGTCAGGGGTTATAAATCTTGCCACAGATGAACGAATTCGTATTGTAACCTCAGGCGCGTTAGCGCTTGGAGAAATTCAGGCGAGCTTGTTCGTACAATAGAATCAATGCGTGTGTCGTTTAAAGGCAGGATGTCGGTCTTCCAAACCGTACGATGAGGGTTCGATTCCCTCCACCCGCACCAAACAATGCCCGATCCGGGGGACCGGACACAGCTCTTACAAAGCAGTAGGAACCGCTCGACTCGGTTATTGGGTACCAATGCAGGACGCCACTGTTTCCTAGGACATGTGGCTACAAGCCTTCATCGCCCGGTTAGGTGTGGCGTAATATCCCTACGTGTTGGCAGGGTCGTTATCTCTGCCGTCTATTCAAGGTTCGTCTAAAGGCAGGACCGCTGGCTTTGAACCAGCAGACCTAGGTTCGACCCCTAGACCTTGATCCAATTCAATTGCTACGAGTCCCACCGGGCGTGGGAACCGGACTGTTAATCCGGACGTGTCAGGTTCGAGCCCTGAGGTAGCAGCCAATTCGTTGCGGATATCGTTTAAAGGCAGGATGGGACGTTGCCAACGTTCCGGTGCCAGTTCGATTCTGGCTGTCCGCACCACTTCTTAAAGCCGCGTTCTGCGGCTTTTTTCTTTACCCTCACTACTGTGCGTTTAAACTAGATGGCAATTCCGCAAGTCGATAGTGTTGCCACGACTACCATGCTGGTCGCAGGGACTTCACTAGACGCGGTAGTGCCTTCCGGCTCTAACGGCGACTACCTGATCGCAGTTTGGTGGGCAGGTGGAACTTTTACCCCTCCTTCTGGCTGGGACCACGTCGTCACTCAAGGTGAAAATACGTTCGGTTCCGGAGAAATTCGGGCTTATGCCCGCGTCGCTGACGGTTCCGAGGGTGCTACAGAAGAGTTTACTTGGACAGATACAAAGTTTGGCAACGTAGCTATAGCGCGGTTGTCGGATGTAGACGTAGATGATCCAATTAACGCGACTAATAGCACTGCTGGTCCTAATAGTGACACTCAAACTTCTCCTTCCGTTACTACTGACGTTCCTAACTGCCTTATTCTAAGAGCCTTAGCGACAGATCGTATCGCACTTGCTCCTTTCACTCATCCATCAGGTCATACTGAGATTTGGGATTTTAATGGAGCAGTGTCCTTCGACGCTAGCGCAGGCACAGCTGCTGTTATTGAGCAGCCTTCGGCCGGTGCAAGTGGAACCGCTGTATTTGTTATGTCTGCGTCACGCCCTGTGCCGTTGATTACTATAGCGATAGCCGGGGCTGAGGATGAAGAACCGGGAGTTCAAGGAACTTATGTAGCTTCTGGAAACGAATTAAGACGACTAATCAGAATGCGGTACATCCGCCTCTATTTGAAGTAAGGTATAATGACTACTTACCAGTCACAAGACGCGAGACAAGTAACCGTATTCAGCGGCGTGGTAGCCGCTGGAGCCTCAGCGGACTCCGAAATTGCAACTATCCGCTGGACACATGCAACTCAGAAACTTAATCTACTAGCGGTAGTTATTTCTGCTGCTGTTGGTGGCACAGCGTTCACGGCGGGTGCTGCTAACTTTCGCCTAACCAAGGCGACAAGCTGGACCGTAGACGGTACAGGTGGCGGTACATCTACCCTGACAGGGACCAATGCAAAGCTCGATACGGCGATTACGGGGCAGGCTACACCTACAATACGTGTGGCTACGACTGCTGCGCTTGGCGCGGGAACAAAGACCCTAGATGACACGGACATCGGAGGCATCAGATTTACTGCTCCGGCGACTGTCACACATACGCAGCTCATTACTGACGTTGTACTATTCAGCGACGCCATTTCTGGCGCGCGTCCCGTGGTGCTTAACACTAACGAAGGAATGGTCATACGTGCCACTGTTCCTGCTACAGGTACTTGGGGGTTTTCGGTAACCTTCGTGTACACGGTGGGCTAATGAATGAGGTAGCCACAAAGCCCGGAACATGGGTGTCCGGACAGAGCGGCAACCCATCGGGTAGACCTAAAGGTAAGCGTAACGAGCTTACTGAGCTTAAGCAAGACTTAGAAATTGCCGTACGGCAAAGCGTTGCTACACATCAGGTAGTATCAATAGTCAATAAGATGGTTGATATGGCCTTGCTTGGTGATGTTAAGGCTGCCAAGCTTATTCTTGACAAGTTTCTATCCAATCCAAAGGACTCTGAGGATGTGGATACTGGTACAGGCGGTATCGTAATCCGCATTGAAAACGCGACCTTCAAGGCGCAAGACGAGTCCAACGTGATTGATGTAACTCCCATAGAGGTAAAAGACTAATGCCGGGTAATGGTTCTGTTCCTCAGAACAGCTCGCAAGACACTAGCGGCGGAAACGTTGTTGGTAAGGCTCCTAGCTATCGTCTGCACCAACCTCCTGCTTTCATGGGCAAGAGTGGTCAGCCTGATAACCAGAGCACAAATCGTCCAAAGGGTAGCACCTAATGAGTAAGATGGCTGCTCGCCAATTTCAGGACGGGTTCCGAGTTCTAATCACTCGTGAAACTGTAAACTTCGGTAACGCAGCCACTGGTTCGGGTACGTTTGCTTCGGTAGACGTATCTGTTCCCGGTGTAGCCCTAGGAGACATTGTTCTACCTGTGGGCCTCGGTGTCGATACAGTGGACGCGGTGATTGGCGGGGCGGTAACTGCCGCTAACGTCGTGACTCTAACTCTCCTAAACAACACAGCAGGCGCTGTGGACCTCGCTTCTACAACAGCTACTATCGTAGTCCTTAGAGCGCGAGAATTCTAATATAAAAAAGGACTCTTTGCATGGCGGGTTCCCATAACCATGACAGAGTGCTTCGCTTTCAGTTTCACCCCGGCCAAGCGGCGATTTATAATAGCCCAGCGCGATTCAAAGTCGTAGCGGCGGGTCGCCGTTTTGGTAAATCTCACTTTGCGGCTATCATGCTGGGAATTGAGGCGCTCAAAGAACATAATGAGCGCGGCCACCAACTGACAATCGAGCACGGTGTATACTACATTGCTCCTACCTTCGATCAAGGTAAGCGAGTCATGTGGCCTAAGCTCAAGCAGTTGCTTGGCTATGAGCGTACTGGTGGCTTCATCCGTAACGAAAACGTTAACGAAGGATGGCTTGAGCTACTAAACGGACGCAAGATTTACGTTAAAGGAGCTGAAGACCCAGAACGTTTGCGCGGTATCGGTCTTAGCTATGTGGTTCTGGACGAATACGCTGACATGAAGGCGAACGTCTGGAGTGAAATTATCCGTCCTGCCTTGATGGACGTTGAAGGCTCTGCCCTGTTCATTGGAACACCTAAGGGCAAGAACCATTTCTATCAGTTGTTCATGGGCGCGCTTGAGAAGCCTGTGGACCCTCGTACAAACTCGAACGAGCACTGGCAGGAATGGGAAGCTTTCCACTTCAAGAGCATGGACAATCCGTTCCTTCGTAGAACGGAGCTTTCTGCCATTCAGGCAGACCCCAACATGACAAGGGAAGCCCTCCGGCAAGAGCTGGACGCGAGTTTCCTAAGCGGTGGGGGTAAGGTACTAAACCGTGACTGGTTCCCTATAATGAGGGCCAATCAAATTCCTCCGGCGCATCCTACTGCGCTGTCCCCCGGAGGATCTATATTCATTACTGTAGATCCTAATGGGTTTGAGAAGGACGGTAAGAAGCTAGTAAAGAAGGACGATACCTCTATCGCGGTTGTGCAAACGATTCAAGATATGTGGTACGTGCTTCGCATACGGCACGGTAAGTGGGATGTACGTAAAACGGCGTTGAACATTATCAACACAGTTCGTGCTTATCCCGGCTCTCGCCTTGGAATAGAAAAGGGCAGCTTAGCTAATGCCTTAGGTCCTTATCTAGACGAATATATGCGAGAGTTTGCTCGTTATGTAACTCCTGAGCCTCTTTCTCACGGCAATACAAAGAAACAAGATCGAATTGCGTGGGCTTTGCAAGGGCGCGCGGAGCGTCGCCAGATTGCTCTAAGAGCAGATGATGACCTCAGTGGTGAGGATAAGTGGGTAGATAAGTTCCTAGAGCAATGCTCTGACTTTCCGGACCCTCTAGCTAAGGACGATTTGATTGACTCCGTGGCTTACGTTGATCAGATGGCTAAGGCCAACTACGTAACGTCAGCTCACATAATAGAATGGCAACCATTGGACCCTGATTCCGGATACTAAATGTCAGCACTAATTAACGGACAGACGATTCTAGTCGATACGCCAGAATCTACTGGCGGCAATAAGAGCGCGCCTTTCCGTCAGCAGCCGGGCATGGAGCTGGTATCTTGGGTTATTGGTAAGGCAAACCCTTGGAAGGATCAGCGCAACAGAGGCTACCAACGTCTCTGGGGTGAATACTGGCGCATGTGGCGCGGTAAGTGGAATCAAGAGGATCAGACTAGGCAGTCAGAAAGAAGCCGCCTTATAGCTCCTGCTTTAGCGCAAGCTATCGACATGACGGTATCCGAAGTCGAAGAAGCGATCTTCGGTAAGGAAGTATGGTTCGACATTCAAGATGACCTACAGGATCAGGAACGTATTGATGCCATTGTGGCTCGTGACCTGCTTCTGGAAGACTTAGCTTGTGTAAACGCACAGGATGCTATCAGCGAGGCCGTGTTAAATGCGGCTATCTTTGGTACTGGTATTGTAAAGATCAGCACTAGCGTAGGACGAGAAGAACGTCCAACTCGTGACCAGACTACCTACAAGGTCGTTCCTTATGGTAAGGAACGCGTTTACGTAACTATTGAGTCTATTCGTCCTGACGAGTTTATTCCTGACCCTTCTGGTAAGACTATTCAAGAGATGCTTGGGTGCGCGCACGAAGTGCGTAAGCCTCTGCACTCAGTGTTAGAGAAGATTGAAACAGGTACTTATCGTAAAGATGCCCTGTCGCTTCTAGCTCCTTTCCACGGGTCGGATCGTTCAGAGATTGACGAAGATGACCCTCAGGTCATGAATTCTCCTACAGACTCTGACGAAGTGGAGATTATTGAGTATCACGGTAAGGTACCTCTCAAGTTTCTAAATCGACTTCAGGAAGCGCGTAGCGCTCTGGACGAAGTTCTTGAGATGGACCTTAGCATTAGACCTGACCGTGAAAACGGAGATGGGCCTCTTGTAGAAGCTATTGTGACAATAGCTAACGAGGGAATTCTACTTCGTGCGATTCCTAATCCGTTCGTGATGAAGGATCGTAGTATTATTGCCTTTCCTTTTGAGAAGGTACCGGGGCGCTTCTGGGGTCGTGGTATATCTGAAAAGGGCTACAACCCGCAGAAGGCCCTAGATGCGGAGCTACGCGCTCGTCAAGATGCGCTTGGCTTCATCAGCGCTCCTATGCTTGGTGTTGACGCTGGTCGCGTACCTCCGGGCTTTAAGCTAGAGGTTAAGCCGGGCAAGGTCTGGGTGACTCATGGTAACCCTGACGAAGTATTGCGTCCTATTAGCATAGGTACGTTAAATCCTAACACGTTTAACCAAACACAAGAAATGGAACGCATGGTGCAGATGGGCACCGGAGCGTTCGATACAGCAAGTAGCCTTAAGAGTCAGAGTCAGAGTGGCGCTAACGGCGCTGGTTCAAACTCATTGATGATGGGCGCGTTCGTTAAGCGCGCTAAGAAGGCTATTCAACAGATTGATCGCAACTTACTAACGCCGCTCATCCAGAAGACGATGTGGCGTTACATGCAGTTCGACCCACGTCGATATCCGCAAGACTTCAAGTTTAATGTCAAGGCAACTCTTGGCATGATGGCGCGAGAAGTCGAGCAGATGCAGCTGACGCAGTTGATCGGCATGATGCCAGAAGAATTTGGCCGCGTTGGCCTAGTTCTTGTACAAGGTATCGTTGAAATGTCATCAGCGCCTAACAAGGCGCAGATCATGAAGGCAATCAACGAAGCTCTACAGCCCCCTTCAGAGGAGCAGCAGCGCAAGCAGCAAGAGCTTGCTGATTTGCAGTTTGAAGCCGCTAAGGCGCAAGCGCAGTCAGTACTCCTAGGCAACCAGAAGACTATCGCTGAAATTCAAGAAATTTTGGCTAAGGCGCAGAAGACCTTCCACGAGGCAGGCGTCGAAGACGATAAGCTTATGGTTCAGGTAGCAGAGATACAGGTGATGATGGAGGAGCTACGTGCCTTCCAGAATCAGAACCAAATTGCCCTGCGTAAGTTGATTCAGCAAGATAGAGCGCTAGATATCAAACAACAAGAAGTTGATATAAAGCGCACGCAAGCCAACAAACCTAAGTCTAGTACATAAGTTCTAAACTACGGGAGAGACATTAGTGGATTTGGAACAACTAGCGCGTCTTGACGATGCTTCTAAGGAACGTTACGTCAAGCTTGAGCGCATGTTTGATACGCCCGGCTGGGCCATCATAGAAGAGTGGGCCAAGACTAACGCGCAGCAGCAGCTCCTACAGGGGGCTTATGCTGGGACTTGGGAAGCTAATAGAATGGCAGCAGGTGCGCGACTGGTTTATGAATCGGTCGCCAGCCTGCGAGAATCTACAGAAGCTGAGTTTGTAGCTAAGGCCGAAGAGGCGCTACTAAGCTCAGAATTTGAGGATGAATTACTCAATGAGTAAGTTGATCCTCTTTGATTTTGAATGTAAGCATTGCGGCTCCGTATTTGAGGAGCTTGTGTACTCGAATGTACGCAAGCTTAATTGTGAATGCGGGAAAGTTGCAAAGAGAATTATCTCTGGAACTCACCTAGATTATACGGGCATGGCGCTATCCGGCGAAGGCATGGAGACCGCCATCGACAAGTTTGATCGTGGGCACAGAGAGCGAAAGGCAATCGAAGAACGTACCTACGCTGAGCATGGCGATTACGGAAAGTCAGCGTATGGGCACTAGTAAACGATCTTATCAACTCACATACCTTAATCCCTTTGTGGGACGGTAGGAGATTAAATGGTTTCATTGGTTGACACGGTTGACGGACTCGGGGACCTAGCTGCTATTGAGAAGGAACTCACAGAGGCCGTAGCTCAAAGCGCTTCTTCTACTAAGGCGGGTACGTCCTTAGCTAATACTCCGCAGACAGGGAACAACACTCCGATTAAGCAAACGCTTGAAGGAGACGATGTTCCAGTAAAGCTGCGCGGTAAGAGTTTGGAAGAAGTTGCGGCGATGTACGCAAACCTCGAAAGCGCTTACGGCCGACAGGCCAACGATCTAGGAACCCAGCGTAAGCTGACAGATCGTCTTCTCGACCTCAAACGCGAAAGCGACCTAACTAGCAACTCACCACGACGCGAGCTGCCGTCTGTAAGAACAAATGATTTGCTAGAGAACCCTGCCGAAGTTATCGACAACATCGTTTCAGAGCGTGTGCGCGCTATCCAGTCGGAGAACGCAGCACAACTTAGCCAGATGGAAGCGAGCCTAGCTCGCGATAAATTTGTAGCTAAGCATAACGATTATCAGGATGTTGCTAACGACCCAGAGTTCGTATCATGGATTCAGAAGAGTTCATACCGCATGCGCGCTGCTAGCGCGGCGTATAATGGCGATTGGGCTGCTGCTGATGAACTGGTATCGGACTATAAGGAACGTAAGCCAGCTCCTCGTAAGGAGGACCCAGCTACGAACACAGAGCACCTAGAAGCGGCAAGAGCTGCTTCGCTTGAATCAGGAGTAGCGCCAGAAGGCGCGAGCACAAAGAAGGGCAAGACTTATAAGCGTACTGACCTAATGCGTCTGCGCGTAGAAAAGCCTGACTTGTACTACTCTGACGAATATCAAGCAGAAATCCTGAGAGCGTACGCGGAAAAACGAGTAGTCTAATACTCCCCTAAACACTCTCCCTAAAATTCTCCCACAAGGATAATACATGGCTCTTGGTACAAACCACGTAATCGTAAGCGAAGTTCAAAACTTCGTTCCCGAGCTGTGGTCTGACGAGGTTATCGCCGCCTATAAGGCGAATATCGTGATGCGCAACTTGGTTCGCATCCTAAACCACAAGGGTAAGAAGGGCGATACACTACGTATCCCAACTCCTACTCGTGGAACCGCTGCCACAAAGGCTGCGGAAACACAAGTTACTTTGATCCAGCACGGAACTGACACCGGGCTTGTTGTGTCTATCGACAAGCACAAGGAATACAGCCGCTTGATCGAAGACATTGTGGACGTGCAGGCTCTTGCTTCTCTTCGCCGCTTCTACACAGACGACGCAGGCTACGCTATCGCGAAGCGCATCGACAAGGATTTGATCCTTGACGCTCTGGCTAACGGTAACGGCGGGGCCGCTACTCTTGTCGAAAACGCTGACGGCAGCATCGACAGCACATCTGCTTCTGACACAAACTTTAAGACTGGTGACGGAAGCACAGTCTGGGACCCTACTGCGAACACCAACACTGGAAACGCAGTCGACCTAACTGACCTTGGTATCCGTCGTAGCATCAAGCTACTTGACGACGTAGACGCTCCTATGATGGGACGCTATTGGGTAATCCCAACAGTGACTAAGCAGGACCTTATGGGCCTTAGCCGATTCACTGAGCAAGCGTTCGTCGGAGACAACGGACGAACAATCCGTAACGGTATCGTGGGCGACGCCTACGGCACTGAGTTCTTCGTTACAACACAGCTTCCTTCTGTAGAAGACGAAGCAGGCACAGCCGATCAAAAGGCTATGATCTTCTTCCAGCGCGACGCGCTGCTACTAGTCGAGCAGATGGGTGTGCGTACTCAGAATCAGTACAAGCAGGAATACCTTGCCGACCTGATGACTGCGGACGTGATCTACGGAACTAAGACTCTCCGCTCAACAAGC